AAGAGTATCCAGACCTGTTTGACGCAGAACTAGAAGCTCGTATTCAGGAAGAAATTGCAGATTCAATTGAAGCAGAAAGCAAAGTAATTGACTGGATAATGGGAGACTACAGCGTAGAAGGACTTGACCGGGACATTCTCAAAACTTTTGTTAAAAAGAGAATGAAAGACTCAATGGAGCAGATTGGATTTGATCATTCACATATTGAGTATGATCCAGCTCTTGCAGACAAAACATTCTGGTTCGACGAGTCAACACTGGGTTCTACTATGACTGACTTCTTTCAGAAGAGACCAGTAGAGTATTCAAAAGGAACCGGCATTGCAGAAGACGAATTATTTTAAGACAGAAACAACGGAGATAAAAATGAGTTTTGATTGGTTAAACAAAGACTCAAGGACCTTCCTCTCACGAGGATACCTTGGCGAAGGGCAGAGTGCAGAAGACAGAGTCAGGGAGATAGCAGACACAGCAGAACGGTTTCTTGATGTTTCTGGCTTTGCTGACAAATTTTACGACTATATGGGAAGAGGATTTTATTCTCTTTCTTCGCCTGTATGGTCAAACTTTGGAAACAACAAGGGCTTGCCTATTTCCTGCAATGGTGTATATGTAGGGGATGAAATTTCCAAGATACTGGGCAAGTCAGCAGAAGTAGGCATGCAGACCAAACACGGTGCAGGTACATCAGGATACTTCGGCGACATTCGTCCTAGAGGCTCTCAAATCAAAACAGGTGGTGTTGCAGACGGTCCCGTTCACTTTATGAATATCTTTGAAACAAACACAGATGTTATTTCTCAGGGCAATGTTCGCCGAGGATCTTTTGCTGCATATCTTGACATTGAACACCCTGATGTAGAAGAGTTTTTGGAAATTAGAGAAGTTGGCCATTCCATTCAAAACATGAGTCTGGGTATTTGTGTAAGTGATCAATTCATGGAAGAAATGATTGCAGAGGGCGAAGCAGTCAAGGCAGGAGAACTTGCTTCTACAGACGCAAAGAAACTCAAACTATGGGCCAGAGTTATTCGAAAGAGAAAAGAGTCAGGCTATCCTTATCTTTTCTTTACTGATAATGTGAACAAGAACAAGCCCAAAGTGCTCAAGGACAAAAACAGAAAAGTATATGCAAGTAATCTTTGCAGCGAGATCTGTCTACCTTCTGCAGACGACGAATCATTTGTGTGTAATCTTGCGTCTATGAATGTTCTTACCTATGACGAGTGGAAAGACACAGATGCTGTAGAAGTTCTTACCTACTTTCTGGACGCTGTAATGACTGACTATATCAACAAGACAGCAGAGATTCCCTACATGGAATCATCCTACAACTTTGCCAAGCGTTGGAGAGCACTAGGCATTGGGCAGCTAGGCTGGCATTCTTATTTGCAGAGCAAGATGATTCCTTTTGAATCATACCAAGCAGCAACACTGGCAACTGAGGTTGCTCGCTTTATGGACGAACGCACACTCAAAGCGTCTCGAGAAATGGCAGCAAGATACGGCGAGCCCGACGGCATGATAGGTTACGGTGAACGCAACCTTACTCGGCTTGCTATTGCACCCACAACATCCTCATCCTTTATTCTCGGACAGGTGTCGCCCTCCATCGAACCATTACGTTCTAACTATTTTACAAAAGATCTTGCAAAGGGTAGTTTTACCTATAAGAATCCTTACCTAGAAAAGGTTCTGGAAACCTATGGCAAGAACGACCAGTCTACCTGGATGAGTATTCTGACCAACAATGGCAGTGTTCAGCATCTTGATTTTCTGGGAGAGACAGAAAAATCTGTATTTGCAACCTTTGATGAAATCACACCCATGACTATTGTTCAGCAGGCAGCAGCAAGGCAGCGTTTTATCGATCAGAGTCAGAGCTTAAATCTTATGATTCCGCCTAAAGCCCCTGTGAAAGATGTCAATGCACTGTTAATCGAAGCCTGGAAACTGGGTGTGAAGACTCTGTATTACCAGCGTTCGAGTAATCCTGCTCAAGAGCTTGTGAGAGATATTACCGCATGTGCAAGTTGCGAGGCATAACATGAATGCAATAATATGGAGCAAAGATCAGTGCATGTTCTGTGAGATGGCAAAAGACCTACTCACAGAGCATAACATTAAATACGAGGAAAGAAATATTTCCAAAGGCGAGTGGACTAGAGAGCAGCTTGAAGAAGCTGCTCCTGGTTCGAAAACTGTACCACAGATATTTCTTGACGGTAATTGCATAGGCGGATTTACAGATTTAAAGGCATATATACAAAAGCAGGAGAAAAAATGTTAATCGAAACACCATATAAAAATGGCGATGCTATTACAATTAAGTTAACTTCAGGTGAAGAAATTGTGGCAAGACTGGAGGAGGAAACAAACGAAGGTTTAAAAGTTTCTAAACCAATGAGCCTAACAGCAACACAGGAAGGAATAGGTCTTGCACCATATGTGTTTACAATTTCACCAGAAACTGCATTTGTAATAAAAAGTCATGCTGTTGTATGTGTTGCAAAAACCATTGAAGAAATGGCAACTCAGTACATTCAAAACACAACAGGACTTGCTGTATAATGGCAGAAAACGAAGAACAAGGAATTTCAACTGAAGAATTCAACACCTTTCGTGAATCGTTTGAACACGATCGATTGACAGCTGGAGTAGATCTTAGGCAGTTGCCCTATGGAGAAGAAAAACTTCAACAAGAAACTCTTAGCCAAATCGATAATATCGTTGCCGAACTAGAAAATTCATCCCCAGCAGCAAAAGCAGCAGAAATTGCCGGTGACTCGTGTAATATATTTGACAGTATGAGCGATCTTGTTAGTGGTCCACGAGCAGCAATTGGTGCCGCAGCAGACGGCACAGGAGATGCATTGAGTCCTGCACAGGAAGCTGCGAAGGCTGCAGGAGATGCAGTCGCAGACGGTGCAAATGCTGCCAAAGCTGCTATAGGAGGCATTATGGGTTCCACAAATGAACTCAGTCTTCCGTTTGATAATGCACTGGGCGAAATAAAAGAAATTGCAGGATCTTTACAGGGTGCTAGTCAAGAAGTCTTAGACGGTGCACTGGATGCGTTTCGAGACTTTCAAAATTCTGTAAATGAGATCACTGATTCGGTGTTTGGAGGAATTTCAGATGCACTATCATCAGCTACAGATGTAATTGGCGAAGGTCTTCAAACTACAGGTGCAGCAGGGAGCCCGGCAGCAAAAGGTGCAGCCGATAAAAACATTTTAGATAAAGCCGGCGTGCTAGGTATCGATCTGGAAGGTGTAGAATCACCAGCCGACCTCAGCGATGATGCACTTGCTTTGCTTGAACAGTCTGGCGAACTTCCCAAAAGTGTACTAAATGTTGGTAAATTAGACAAGCTGGGAGGAGCAGCATTAGAAAGCACAAAATTTCCTGGAAAAACTCTTGCAGATTTAGGACAACAGTCGGCTAACGATGCACTGGCTGGCGTGGCCAGTTTTAATAAAAATATTGGGCCAGCGGCAGTTCAAATGGAATCACTTACTGGCAATCTAGACAGCCTTAAGCCTCCGGTGTAAACGATGACAGATTTTGGCGTAGCAAGACAAAACGACATTGTAATCGGCGATTGCGAAATACATGGAAAGAATATTAAAGGTCGTGTTATAGAAGCATCAACTAATGTTCAGGTCAACGGTAGAGGTGTTGCAAGAATAGGTGACAAAGTAAAAGCCGAATGCGGTCACGAATCAACTATTACTTCAGGATCTACGTCAGAAAAGCCAAACAGTAAACCGGGTATAGCAAAGCAAAACAGCACAGTAGGATTGCCCAATGAACCTTACAAAGGACGAATTATAACTGGATCTACTGATACTCGTGTAAGTTAAAGTTGACTTTAGATCTTGCTTCAGTTACACTTGGTGTATGAACAGTAAACGTTTAATACTTACAGACGCAGACGGCGTGATTCTATCGTGGGACTATGCATTCGGTGTATGGATGGAATCTCATGGTTATACTCCTATTCATCAAGGCAATAGGCATTATTCAATAGCAACTCGTTTTGACATATCACAAAAAAAGGTAGGTGAATTAATCAAACAGTTCAACGAGTCTGCTGCCATGGGATTCCTGCCTGCACTGCGTGATGCTGTTTATTATATTAAACGGCTTCACGAAGAACACNGCTATGAATTTCATTGTATTACTTCAATGAGCAGAGATCCTAACGCTGTAAAATTGAGAGAGATGAATATTCGCAAGCTCTTCGGTGATACAGCATTTTCTAAAATCGTTTGTCTAGACACAGGTGCTCCTAAGCATTCTGTGTTAGAAAATTATAATGGAGAAGGGTTGTATTGGATCGAAGATAATTACCGTAACTGCCTGGCAGGTCTAGAATACGGCTTGAAACCAATCCTGATGGAACACGGCTTCAATATGGCGGAACACCTGCCTCCGGGAGTTACCAAGGTAACAGCCTGGAAAGAAATATACGAATTAATCACAGGAGAAAAAGCATATGGATAATTCACTACACGAACAG